TATTAGAAGAACTAGATAGCATGTACGTAGAGCGTGATTCTCGTCATGTTATTGAAAATCGTGCTAGTAACATTATAGCCAGTGCAATACGCCTGTTGGAACAAATTGATTCCAGCTATGAGCCGGAAGTTGCTAAAAATTTGCAACGTAAATTAATCAATGCAATTAATCTGCGGGATCCTGGCAAATTTACTCGTACCGTGAGAAAAACAGATGCAAATACATGAGCTAAACGAAAGAAAAAAATTACCACGCAAGCCAAAAGCTAGTGTTGATCGTACTCCTTCGGGTGCTGCCGCAGTTAATGTACGAGATTTACCCGCACACATACAGCAACAAATAGCTCAAAAAATGCAGCCAGACACTGGCCGCCCTAACCCATACATGACACCGGCGGCAAATACTCCGACACCGCCACCAGCACCTGGTGTGGCCAATGCTGCCACAGCCACCCAGGTACAAACGCCTCCTGCCGCAGGCAGCAGAATAAACAAAGCTGACCCTAACAACCCAAATATCAAAGATCAAACCCGGTACGTGCAAGGTCGTGCAGGCAGTGGTGCCAGAGGTGCGGCAGCTAAGTTTGCAAAATATGATCCAGCAACATCTGCTGTGGCTGGCGCTGGGCAAGGTATAAACAACATGACAAGAGGTGGTGTGACTGCACAACAGCCGGCAGCGCCTGCAAAAGCAACAAGCACAGCAATGCCATTGAAACCATACCAGGTACCTGGAATAGGAACCAATCCAAATCCAACTACCCAACCGGCTGGCGCAACAAAACCACAAGTACAACCGCCAGCACCGCAACCGCAACCAGCACCGCAACCAGCACCGCAACCAGCACCAACCAGCGTATCAGGACAAAAACCTACGTTAGCACAACGTGCATTGGGATTTGTATCATCGCCCCAGCAAGGTGCTAATAGACGCTATGATCGTGCTAATCCCAACAACAATGCTTGGGCCAACATTCCTGGATCAGTAGGTGCCGCACAAAAAACTTCTCAAGACAGAGCAAACAAATTAATGAAGTTAGCATCTCCTGCCACACAACAGCGAATAGCAGCCATGCAATCTGGTGCACCTGCTAGTGGCAATGCACAGCAGGCACCACCACCTGTCGCTGCCAGCCCACAGGCTGTGTTGGCAGCAATTTCTCCAGTGCAATTGACACGTAGAAATTTACAAGCCGCAGGACAAATACTACAGCAAGGCAGTTCAAACAGAAGTCTTCAGTCAACCGGCAACCAACAGATAGATACTATGTTGTCATTAATGGGATTCACAGTAATATGATATTAAAAGAAGGTGGCAATGTTTTTAAAGATGCATCTGGCCGTATATTAACACAACGTATCAATCAATCGGACGTTGCTCCAACACTAGCATGGCTTGAATTAATGTTGCCGGGCTTAGACTTACAAAACAATACACTAGGATCCACTGGCAGAAAAGCCACCTCTGGTGATTTGGATGTTGCAGTTGATGCCAATCAAGTCAGCAAAGAACAACTGGTAGCAAAATTAACACAGTGGGCCACCAGTCACGGATTCAAGCCTGAAGAATACATTAAAAAGTCTGGCATTAGTGTACACTTTAAAACGCCTATCACTGGCAGACCCAATTCTGGTTATGTGCAAACGGACTTTATGTTCTTGACCAATGTGCCATTTTCTAAGTTTGTGTTGAGCGCCGCACCTGACAGCAACTACAGCGGATCAGCCCGCAATGTGTTAATGAACAGCATTGCCAAAAGCATGGGTTACAAACTAAATCAAAATTCAGGCATTGCAGACCGTGCCACAAACGAAATTATCAGTGATAATCCAGATGCAATTGCCAAGTTGTTGTTGAACAAAAAAGCCACCAGTGCAGACCTTCACAGTGTGGAAACTATTGTGGCAGCACTGGAAGGTGATCCCAAACGTGATGCCAAGCTGGCAGATGCACGTGAACATTTTGCACGAGTTGGAATACCTTTTATGGAAAGCGAAGAGCCCTTATACAAAGAATACAATGAAGTAAATTTCTTAGGCAGGCTTAGAGATCGTATTGTGAATCAAGGCATGAGTGTGATAGTTGAAGAGGTACAAGGTGGCAAAGCCAAGGGTATCGAGCACCTTGAGGACCTGGTATTTCGCAAAGGCAGCCGCGGCATTGCAGAAGCATTGTCAATTATTGAGCATGTTGCCCAAGACACATCACGTACAACCACAGTCAAGTGGGACGGTAAACCAGCACTTATATTTGGTCGCGACGTCAATGGTACATTTGTATTAACTGATGTGTCTGGATTTACTGCCAAAGGCTATAATGGGCTAGCAACTAGCCCCCAACAAATTGCACAGATTATGTCACAGCGCAGTGGTGACCGTACAGAGCTAGTTGCATTGTACGCCAAGTTATTTCCGTTGCTGGATGCGGCAACACCAAGGTCATATCGAGGATATGTACAAGGTGATTTGTTGTACTCAGAAGCGCCTGCTGAAGTGTCGGGTAATTGGGTGTTCAAGCCCAACACAATTGAATATCGTATTCCTGTCAACAGTGATATTGGTCAAATGATTGTAGGCAGTGAAGTTGGTATAGCCATGCACACCCGTTATACTGAGCCAGGTGCACCAAAAGAACCCATTGGTAATTTAAAATTCAATCGTATTCCTGGTCTGTTGTTGATTGAACCAGTGACACCCAAAGAAAACATCACTAGAGACAACAAATTAGTAACACAAATCAAACAGCTGGCTCGTGCCAACGGTCCTGCAATTGATCAGTTATTTGATCCTAGCGACCTGCGAGCCCGTGGCATCACAGATTTGCCCAAGCTTTGTGTTGATTATATCAACAGCATTGTTAAGAATCCTGCTTATAGCGACTTTAATCTTCAGTCAATTTTGCCGGACTTTGGTAAGTGGTTGCAATCCAGCGTGACACCAAGAAAGTTCAACAACATTGCAGAATACCTACAAAGCCCACGTTCAAACACTGATGGCATGGCCGCGGCATTTACTGCATTTGTACTGCTACACAAACTAAAATTACACACACTGGGACAACTAGATCGTCAACATCCCGGACAAGAGGGTTGGGTAATGGCCACCCCTGCAGGCATGGCCAAAGCAGTAAATCGCTTTGGATTTAGCCGTGCTAACGCGGCACAAAATAACCCTGAACAAGCAGGCTAACCTTGAGTTTTTATTCAATTTCATAAATAATAGTAGGTCAACCAAGACCACATATTAGGAGATTTTAAAATGGCAAATATCACAACTGCAACAAACGGTACGTTTCAACCAGTATCCAACATGGATACAGGTACAACAGCAAGTTCACCTGGCGCCGGCTGGCCTACACCTTTAAACAGTGTAACTAGCGGTACTACAGTTAACGTTGCTGGCCCTAAGCTAGACTTCGGTACAATTACTTTCACTGGTAACACCACTGTTAGCGGTGCTTCATTGAACCTAGCTATGTTGACAATTCAAACTAAGTGTACAATCGCTATGTATGAATTCACAACTAACAGCTCTAACACAGCTACATTGGCTTTGGCCACATACCCAACAGGCGCATGGGACTATGCTAACGCCGGTGATCTAGACGCTGCTGTTACAGCCGCTCTAGGTTATGCTGTTACTACAGCTGCCACAGCAACATTTACAAACTAAGCAATTAGTTTTTAATACAAAAACCTGCTTCGGCAGGTTTTTTGTTGGAGTAATTTTGCATCACTAAATAAAAATGCTCGTGTAGCAATCTTGTCCTGCATAGGGCGGGACTTGATAACACACACATACACAGGAGAAAAACATGAGCAAAACACCTTACGAGATCCGTCTCGAACTTCTCAACCTGGCCAAGGAAATTCTTTCAACGCCAATTCATGACAAACGTAGTAACCTAAGCGATGAATATCATTCCAAGCTGAATGATGCCAATCGTGGAACTCTTCCGTACCCAACCATGCCTGACTTTCCGTCCACAACGGATATTGTTGCAGAGGCTGAAGCATTGAAAAAGTTCGTAGACGCCGCGTAAAACAAAAAGCCCCAAAAGGGGCTTTTTTATTGACTTTAATATGGGTCTTGCAATAATAACTTAAATACTCCATCATGATGGTGAGCAAAATTACTGAAGTAACAATATTTGAAAGTCCCGATGGCGGCCGTACAGTATTTGCACGACAGCCCGGCAATAATTCAAGATCTTTGCACTACCAAGACCCTAAATTAAAACAAGAACTACAAGAACTTGAAGCCAAGCGCCGATGGGCAGAAATATTTGAAGCTAGATCTAATAATGTAGCATTAGATGAATTATGCGACAAGGTTGAAGTTCTATATGAATTAATTAAAAAGAACAAATGAGATTTGCAGTACAAACTTTTTTTGATATTACCGCCACAGGCGTTACAGGTCATTATAAACCATCTAGAGTTCCGTTTCGTGATTTTGCTGGCAACATAATAGTGGATCAAGAAACCTGGAACCGAGCCAGGAACCAACAACGTAATTGGGAAACAATAACACAGATTTTAAGTCTAAGAACACAATTATTTCGACTAAGTGAGCCAGTGATTGACACAACAAATACCATGTGGTTTTTTGAATTTGAAACAGAGACTGATGGAATATATGGTGACATTGCAGATCCAACTGCTATTCTAAGGTCAGATTCTGACGGTGTTCCCATGTTAACTGACTTAGACAATAAAGAAAACATAACATCAATTCTAGTCACACACGGTCCGACTCAAAACATATGGTTTGCACAAATTGCCATAAATATGTCAACGGAGAATTAGAATGGTTGATCCTACTAACATTGAGAAAAAAAGCTTGGAAGCACACGTAGAATTATGTGCAGAACGTTACAATGCGTTGGAAACTCGTATTGACAGCATGATAGCTTGTATTGATGAAATCAAACGCGACGTTAGCGAGATGCATGTTATGATTCAAGACATGGCAGAAAAGCGCAACTCTCAGTTGATCAACTGGGGCCTGGGGATTATCGGGTCATTAACTGCCACAATAGCCTGGTTAGTGACACAGTATATACTTAAATGATAACAAATACACATTACGAGCGTTTATTTCGCGATGAGTTTGCTACCTTGGCCTCAAATGCTATCTGGAAAGATGGCAAAGATCAATACACTGTGTTTGGGCGTTATCAAATTATAAAAGAAAACAACAGATATCGAGTGTTTTGCTCGTTAACTGACATTGGACTATTTTCTAGTACCAGAACCGCATTAAGTTGGTGCATTGCAGATAAATTTGCATTTTATAACAAAGCACGGGATATATTTGACTTAGATAGAAATCTGTACTACTTGACATTAGATATCGGCACAAGAGCACGGATTGGTGATAACACTAAAAATTCCGAACAGCGCGAAATCATAATTACTAAGTTAGAAAATAAAATTATCCAAAAAAAGGATATAGAAAATCGTTTAGCCAAATGTGTCAAATGGGCTAAATATTATCAACAACGAGGATTCGATAATGAAACTGCAAGAACTGGCCATATTGCCACAAACAACACAAATCGCTAAAGTATTTGAAAGTTACTTTGGTAAAAGTATAACCTTTGAATCTGTTTCAAAGCGTCAAGCACACGCCATGTTAGGTAGAGTGCGTGGATTGTTGAGTGAGCACCGCGCCACACCTGATTTTCACACCAGTGAGAAAAATTCAGCATATTTAAAATTAGTAATGCTTGAACAAGTATTGACTAAAAAACTTCGTGAAGAAATTCCTGCAACCACAACTGGTGGTGTTTCGTCAGGACAAGTAGATCCTAACAAAACCAAACAGGCTCTTAATAAGATTCAAGATCCTAAACTTAAAACAGCAATGACCAAGAGTGCGGCTGGACAAACATTGTCGCCAGACGAACAAAAAATGGTACAAGGTGCCGCATTGCAAGCAGTGACAGCAGAAAGCCGTCGTAAAAATGGACGCAAGCTAACTGAAAGTGAAGTTCAACAAGCTCAGGTTATCTTGGCAAGTCAAGACATGGTTGATCAAGTACAAAAAATGATCGAACAAGTTACGTCGTTGCAATTCAAGGATCTGCCAGCATTGGTAGATCAGATTCGCAATCAGATTGGTTACGAACAAGCAACAAAATTTAACGCAGACGCCACAGGCGCCCTTGGCGGAATGGTTCAAAATCTACAAGCTTCTAAAACACAGTTAGAGGCAGCCATGGGTACAGTAACAGGTCAGGCTCCGGTAGTGCCAGGAGACCCTGCTGCCGATGTTGGTGGCATGCCAGGTGCAGAATTACCTGCAGAACCAGTTGATGATTTAGATGCACTTGACGTTGACAACATTGACGTTGATGCTGAAATTGAAGAGCCAGCTAAAACAAGTTTGGGTCGCGAGCGTAGATAATGCGTCTACGTGAATTTGCTGAGACACACAACAACGATGCTCTTAAATTAACAGCATTAAGTCAGTTTCTCAGCGACAGAGCCAATGACGAGGCAGCATCAAAGCAAATTAGTAAACAGGCGTTTATTGATCTGGCACAATCCATGGGCGTTAATGTTACTG